GGTCACGGGCCACCTTCACTCGCAGAATGTTCGACCTGTATCTGACTATAATCGTTTTGACCGTTACGGCGTCGATACTGGTTGCGTGGCTGACAAGGAGCACAGGGCGTTCAGCTATGCCGAGGACTCCCCATTAGACTGGAGATCAGGATTTGCGCTCCTGACCTTTAAGGATGGAAGGCTGCTTTATCCTGAATTGATAACAAAATTCTCAGATAAAGAGGTCCAGTTCCGGGGGAGCCTGATCCGCGTATGAGCAAGGGATATTACCACATCACCAATGGCGAATGGGTCACTGTCCCACGGCGTGGCTTCAAGGAGCAATGCTGCGATTGCGGCTTGGTTCACGTCCTGAATTTCAGGGTCAACGACAAGGGGCAGATCGAAATTCAAACCATGCGCGATGAGCGGGCCACGTCTGCCGTTCGCCGTGGATTTAAGTTCGAGAAAGACTGATGGCAGCTTGGCTGATTCTCGTTGTCATGGTAATTTATGCCGTGATTTCGATTGATTTGATGTGTTCGGGAAAGCCAGCAATGGCAGCGGTTTTTGCAGGTTACGCCTTCTCGAATATTGGTCTTTGGATATCCGCCCGATGAAAGCAGTAGAGCTAATAACTAAGGCCGGTGAATTGGTAGGCGGTGATCGCGCCGTTACCCATGGCGACAAACACACTAACTTTGAGAATATCGCCAGGTACTGGAACGCTCATATTGCCGCTAAGCAAGGCGCGGAGCTAACAGGCGTAGATGTCGGGTATATGATGGCAATGATGAAAATTGCCCGAACTCATTCAGGTTCGCAGAACGATGACGACGCGATCGACGGCATCGGATACATCGCTTGCGCCGGAGAGATTGCAGCTAATCGACGTTAATCCGATCAACAATAGGATAGCTCCAAAAAACTCCTTCCGGGTCGTGAATAGCCAGCCATTCATCGGCGGCCTCACCGGAGGCAAAGATCACAAGATGGCCCTCATCTCCCATCTGCTTGTTGGTGTCGTAATATACCCAGATGAGGTTCATTTCGGTTCCGTGCTCTCAGGTCTCGTTGCCAGTTTAACGTAAACCTCTGGCTCTCTCCCGGGCCTTTGTATCACATTGCCAATCTTCCACTTGCCTCGGGCGCGGCTTAGGCGTTCCCACCATCCAGAAAACGGGATCAGTTCCCATTCGCTTTGCATAATCATTTTGGCTCCCTCAGCCTTTTCATCGTGAACTCGTAGTTCTCGCATTGAACCTCCCGCCAGCTTTCGATCTCGGTCTCATATTGTTCCGGGGGATATTTGATCCGGTAGTCGCGGATCAGCTGCCGCGCTGCTTTATGCTCGCGGGTGAACTTCTCTCGGATGTGCGGATCTCGAGGCATCTATCCTTGGCCAGCAGTGGGGATGTCCCAAACGATTTTGCCGTATTTTTCTTCCATGAAACCCAACCGGAAGCGTAGCCTCTCGATTTCGTCGGCGGCTTCGGTGATGTTACCGGCAACACCTTTCGAGAACGTCGCCTCGCATCTTATGGCGTCGAATCTCAGTCGGCTTACGATGTCGATCATTCTTGCCTCCCGGTATTAGCTTAGGATCGAGGCACGGGGTGCGGCACGTCGCGAGTGACGCCGTCCGCTCCGGTTACTTCGTGCGAATAGTCCTCGTCGGGCTCCATAGTCTGCGCCATTTTAACGTGGCCGGGATAGGCATTCCCGTCGGCCTTGCGAGGCTTTATGAAGCACGGCATTTCCCATATCGTCTCGCAGTGCGGGCATTTGACGGCATAGGCGAAGTAGCCGTCAAAATGGCAATGCGCGCCGCACTCGCAATGGAAGTCCATGCAAACGTCTGTGCCCTTCCATTGCACGAAGGCGTAAGGGCCCGACTGGTCGCCATCGCCAGTAAAATTACTCATGATTGGCATCCTGTTTAAGTGCCGGGATATGGCGTGCGGGGCGGCATTCCGCGGCCATCTCCGCCGATCTGAGCTACCTCCGGCCAGTCCTGCGGCTTCACAGGCTCCGTCAGTTTCAATAGCTGGCAGGCCCGCGCTGCGGCCTCCTGGGGAGTATCATAGGCCGATGTCGGCGCAACGCCGCCCGACCCAAGCCAATGTGCAACCTCCCAGCCGTAGTCCGCCTTGATGAGCATGACAACTTCGCGGTCTTTGAAGCCCTCAAAGTTCTGTTTTCTGATGTTGTCCATCTCGCCCATCGCCACATCCTGTTTAGGTGCGTGTGGGTGCGGGGCTTTCACCCGCTGCCCCCGATACGTGCAGGATCTGCCCATGAGAGGCGGCCGCCTTCACAGGCACATAGCGACAAGAATTTTGGCACCTCGCGATAGCAAGTTGCATATTCAGCTTGCAACATTCTTTGCGCCAATCATCGGCGGCGCTATATCCCAAGCAATCCATGTCCATACTCCCCTGTTTTCACCAGCGGGCTTCTGCTACCGCTTGGGTGGCGCAAGCGGCGAATAGAGCAATCAGCACCACATAGCCCCCAGCACCGAACGCTGACACTGCGACGGCCATCCAGATTATCCCTATTACGGCCACCTTGCCTGCGTCCATTGCTCGATTCCTGCTCAAGAGTGGTTACATATCGCCAAGGCGTGTCTGCAAGTATTCGTTCACACTCATGCCATTTGCGAATCTGTCAATTAGCGCGACAACGCCAACCCCTCCGCAATCGGAGCACTTGGTCCACCCCTGACCCGTTGTATCTGCACTGAGATAGGTTGGCTGCGGAACCGGCTGACCTGTGATCGGATTAAGCGACGTGCGGCCGCAGCCTTGGCAAGTGGGGCATATTTTGGCGAGTGCCATAGGTCCATCCTCGATGTTCGGTCAGGATCGCCAGTCGTGCCGGTAGATCAGAAAATCGATTATGTCTGCGCAAATAGCGAATACAACCAGACTCCACGACCATTCTAAACCCAACACATTAGCCAGCACATAAAGGCAAAGCGCCCAGCAGGTGCCGCGCAGCAGGAACCACCAAACATCACCTAGTGTAACAGCGGCAAGTTTAGCCAGCATCGCGCACTCCGTTCGTGAACGCGCCCGCTCGATCAGCAGCGTCCGCAGCCTCGATCAGCTTTTGTGCTAATTCCCTAGCCTCTCTCGGAGTCATCAATTCTCTAAGGTCGTAGGTTTCGTATCCGTCCCCCTCAAGCTCTAGAATGATTGGGTTTTCTGAGAAATAGTTTGTCTCTATCTGGAGGTTTCCACGGGACCACGGATCAAAATCGATCTTATTCCAAGCCGGCTTCATGGTCGCTCCCTACTGAAATGTGCTGGGCGGCATAAGGGCCAGCATCTTGTTGCCCTCGTAAGATTCGGCGATGCGCGGCGCAATATGGTCGGCAACCGTCTGCCCATTCGGCAAGACCACATGAGCCAGGAACGCTTCCTCAAAGCTCTCGATCCCGCTGGCGACACTTTCCAGCTTGGCCTTGATGCAGAGTAGGAGCGCCCGCCATTTTTGGCGGCGCACCTTTTGCTCCTTGTCTCCGTCGCCAGAGGGCAGGGGGAGATCGAACCGAAGGCGGCGATCCTTGGCCTCGAACACGATCACGGCCTTGCCCGCCTCGGTGAAATAGGCGAAACGATCAGCGCCGTAGCGAACAAGCGTCCGCTCGATTTCGGTCTTGGTCTGCTCGACCGGAACCTTCGTCTGCTCTGCATAGGCCATCAGTTATCCTCAGTGTTCTGCATTCTGTGCGAGCCGTTCCAGGTCCGCCATTTGATCGGCGATGTTCCTCGCGAGCTCGGCCCGTCGGTCACCGGTGGCGATCGTCATACTGTCCAGCATCCCAAGCAGGTTTGAGCAGCGGCGGCCGATAGCCGTCTCGGCGCCGTGCTTGGCGCGGAGGGCGACGAGGCCTGGGCGGACAGATTCACGGTGAGGGAACCCCTCAAAATTTCCCTTATCGTTCAATGTCATGTTAAATCCCTCACCTGTCTGTAAGCCTTTGATTTACGACGGTAAGGACAGAACTGCCTCCCCCACCATCGTAAAAAATCGACTTTGATATTACTAAGCTTTTCTGGCTGTTTCCCTCACCTGCCCTTGAGGTGAGGGAATAGCGTTTTCATTTTCCGTTCTGTCGAGCGTGTTCATCGCACCCGTTGCCAGCTTCTCTCGGTTCGCCGTGCGGGTGTAGAGCGCAGCCATCTTGCCGCCCTCCCATCCAAAGATGGCCTCGAGCTGGGCCTCCGTCGCGCCGTTGTTCGCTGCTCGGGTGGCAGCAGCTTTCCGCAAGCCATGCGCTGATTTCCGAATTCCTGCGGCTCGGCAGGCGTCTCGGAACGCATTGCCGAGGCTTTCTTTCTTCATCCGATCGCCATTCGGCTTGGCGATGAAGGCGAGATCGCCGGTCGGGCCAGCGTCGAGCGTCTTCTGAAGGACCTCGAGGACCGGGATTTTCACCCGCGTTCCGGTCTTCTCGGTATCGATGCTGATAAAGCCATTCTTGACGTGCTGCTTCCCGAGAGCTGCAGCGTCACCTCGGCGCAAGCCGGTATAGCAGAAGATATCGAACATGACTCGCTCACGGGTACCGCGCGGCCAGCATTGTTCGAATTTGATAATCTCGTCTTCCTCCCAAACCGGGAAACCCTTGGTTTTCGGTTTGGTCACGGCCTTTCCATAGGTCGGGTCGGTCTTGACGTGCTCGGCATCGACCGCCCACTTGAACAGTCCCTTCATCGTGTCCAGGAAATGCCGGGCGGCATGGCCCTTGCGCCGGTCGATACCTGCCTTGATCGTCTTTCCCGTTATCTTCGATAGTGGCTGGTCGCCGCCGGTCTTTATCGCGCCTAGCATGATGTTCTCTCGCTGCCGGCGCGTTGCCATGGAAAGGCTCGTCCAAGCGTCGGTCTGCCGATAGAGCATCCACAGCCATTCGAGCGAGCCATGACTGGCTTTGCCGGATGGCTTGGTTTCCTTCCCAGCGATCGCCGCCTCGTATTCCGTCTTGAAGGCGTCAGTCCCGAAGTCGGCCCGAATCCTGA